AGATGACTCTTAAGTACCCAAAAGAACTATCAGAAGGAAGCGTTGACTACGTTGTGTTCAAATCATTTGAATACAGAACTAATCAACAGATACCTGGAGGAGTAGGTAACGAATCGGGACCTTCCGTGGGGGAAGACATTGTTCTATACATGCCTCCTACGACTCCTGCTGTAGGTAATATGAATAACTGGAACATGGAGTCATTCGAAGGACCCCTTGGAGCTCTCGGAAGAAATCTTGCTGTTGGAGCCTCCGACGCAGTTATGAGCATCGGAGAGCCTGGAGGTTTTAGTGGAGAAAACGATGTTGGAGCGAGATTACAAGCACAAATTCAGGCAGCTACAAGTGGAGCAGGAGACGCAGCCCAACACTTTGGACTCAATGTTGTTGCTGGATTTGCTGGAACAAAGGCAAATACTCTTTTGGCACTCAGTAAAGGGAAGATCTTTAACCCTAACATTGAGATGATTTACAACGGCCCTCAACTCAGGGCTTTTACCTTTGACTTTGTCTTTGCTCCAAAGAGTGCAGAGGAAGCACAGATCGTCAATAGTATTATCAAGGAGTTCAAGGTGAGGAGTTCACCAGAACAAGAAGGGGGATTCTTCAGAGTTCCTAATGTCTGGGAAGTAACTTATATGTCTGGAAGTTCACAGAACAAGAATATGAATACATTCAAAAAGGCTGCTCTGACTGGTATTTCTATTCAAGATAACTCAGGAATGAATATGTATATGTCTTATGCGGACGGTGTTCCTATTACAACCTCTATGAACCTTCAGTTCAGTGAGGTGGATATCATCACAAGAGAGGACCACCTAGACGATGAACGTTCTAGCAACCGAGGTTACTAATGGGCTACCCAACTTACTTTTCTAATCTCCCTGATAACAATTACGTCTTCTCTATTAACAAGGCAGGGAAGCCAGACTATCTGAAGATCAAAGACTTCTTCCATCTGATGAAGGTTAGGGATGACCTTCTCAAAGAGGAGTTCCTTTACACTCAGTACGTGGTTCAAAACGGTAAGAGACCAGAACAGATCTCTTATGAGGTCTATGGTGACGAACAGTTCTACTGGGTCATTCTTCAGGTCAACGGAATCACTGACTACTACACTCAGTGGCCTCTAAGTCAGATAGAACTCAGAGAGTTTATGTTGAAGAAGTATGGGAACTGGAGTGTTATTGAGTCACCTCATCACTGGGAAACTGTAGAGACTTACGATGAGGATGACAACCTTGTGATGCCTGGTGGTATGGTTGTTGACCAGGACTTTGAATATTTCTATTGGGTTGACCCTCAGTCAAGAACAACTCAGAAAAAGGTTGAGGTTGCTGAGGTCACTAACGCTCAGTATGAAGAGAGGCTGAACGAACAGAAGGCAACCATTGATATCTTAGACAAGAGATATATTTACGACTACCAAAGAGAGGTTAGAAAGTATTTCAACTCTCTAACCTCTCAGGAAAGTTCAGTTAATATTTCTGATTACTTTCGTTAATCACTCTTCAGCCAACTTCTTGAAGTAGTCAAGGACGTCATCGTCCTCTTCTTCCTCAGTAGTCTCAGACACCACGGGTGCTTCCTTCTTGAAAGTAGGAGGCAGTGAGATGTCAGGCTTGGTTTCAGACGCGCCAGCAGCCACAGGAGCTGCGACTGCAGGAGCTGCAGCCTTGAGGTTAAGAGTGCGGTTCAGACGCTCTTTGAGTTGCTCATAAGTCTTGAACTTATCAGCAGCAACAACGTCTTGAAGGGAGTGCTCTCGTTTCCAGATGGACTCAAGTTGAGCATCATCCAGATCATCAAGAGTTCCAGGAGCCATGAACTCAGAGGAATCATAATTAGGATACCCAGCGACTTTCTTGGCACGGAGTTTGAAGTCAGCACCAGTCCAGAAGTCAAAGGGATTGATTCCCTCACGTCCTTCCAGTTCGTCACCATTGACGGCTTCCATAATCATGTCAAAGATCTTCTTACCATAACGGAAGAGGAAGACCTTACCCTCATTGTCAGGGTTAGCAGGATCCTTCACCACGTAGATGTTGGAGTAGTAAGAGAGCTTACGCTTCTGCTTACGGACCTGTTCCTTCAGGGACTCATCACCTGAGTTCCAGAGTTCACGGTTGAACTCACCCACGGGGTCGTCTTTACCGAGAGTCGTCAGAGAGCTCTCGATGTACCAACCACCAGGACCTTGGAAGGCGTGTGAGTACAGTTTGACGAACGGCATGTCCTCTCCATCAGGAGCAGGAAGGAAACGAATAACTGCAAAACCGTTACCAGCTTTATCAGTGCTCAGTTTCCAGAGTCGTTCATCTACAGTTCCGACTTGAGTAGTCTTCTCCAGTTGCTTTTGAAGCTTAGAGAAGAGGTCGGACTTGTTCTTTTTGAGGTCAGAAAATGACATTGGATTGTTCGGATTCGAAGGATTTGGTTGGCGCGAGTTTAGAGTCTTCAGCCAGGGACTTATTCTATCAGTTGATGTCCTCTCCTGTCAAGTCCCTCAGTTCGGCCTTGACTTCTTCTTTCATGTCCATGTAGAACTCATTGACTGTCATACCATCAGGCATACCCATAAGTTCTGCTGCTTCTTCAAGACGTTCTTTGAGCTCAATGGCTGCAGGATCGTCTGTCAGAGTGAGACGAAAGTAGACAGTGTGTTGTTTTTCAAGAAGGGCATAGAGTGTGTGAAGATACTCAATCGTGTTCTCTTGGTCAAACGATTGGTCTGCGAAGAAAGATTGTTGAATGACTTTCTGTTGAAGAAACTCAATCTCATCCATCTCTCGGGAGATAAAGAGTCCGTCAAGATAACTCATGTGAATTTCTCTTTCATTATCATACGATATTTAGAAACTGGTATGGACAGAAATGGCTTGAGCTTCTTAATCTTGAAAGATAACGAAGCCCATAGGGGGTCCTTCAGTTGACTGTCCCAGTTTACCATGAAGCCCAGGACCATGTCAAGGATCACCAGGGTTTCTAGATGAAGTTGTCGTTTGAAGAAGAGTCGGAGGAGTGGAGGATGTCCTCCCACCGTTTCAAATAGACTGTTAAAGGAACATTCCTTGGCTGCCATATAGTTAACCATTGAGTCAAAATCTTGGCTAACAATATATGTGAGACTCTGTTGGCGTTTTTGCCATACCACCCAGCGGTCTCTACCAGACTCTTTGATTGTTCCAATCCAAAGCTTTGTGGGGTCGTCAGACTCTGCAAAACTTGCGAGAAAGAATTCATTAATCTCCTCTTCCGAGAACTTTCTCGCAAGAGTCTCAAAGAAGTAGAAGTCGTTTCTCTGCTGGTAGGTCTCCTCTTTCGCCCTACCTTTTCCGTTCGCCTCAAAGAAGTCAAATTTCTCTCTGCTGAAGTGTAGTTTAAATGCCAGATACTTTCTGTAAACGTCGTATCCGTGTATAGCCATTAGAGTGGTAGTTTTGCTCGTGTCGTCTTCTTAAGATAGTTGAGTTCCATGGCGTCATACTTGAGACGCTCTTTGAGTGGTTTAGAGATCAACTTAGAAACCGTCTCAATCTCAATGCTGTTGAGTTCACAATACTCAACGATTGCATCGATGTAATTCATCTTGGTTTCTCTGACGATCTTTTCCACATCTTCAGCAAACTTATCTTTACTGATAAATTTACTGCTAATGGCTTCGTCAACTTCTTTAGGATCTGCCATCTCGGTACTGAAGAAAGCTAGCAACATAGGTTCTTAGGGTTTTCAAATAATCAATAACATTACGACGTTCAACGATTTGAACATCCCCATTTTCTCCAACAAGAAAGACCACCAACTTCTGGGGAACAACTCCCGTTCTTTCAGAGAACATTGCCCAATAGGCTGAGAGTTGTACGAAGTAGTCTTCTAACCACTCTTCTGGTTTCTCTTGTTTGGATGTCTTGAAGTCAACGATAGAAAGTTCACCATCAACTTCACAGATAAGGTCAACGGTACCAGCCAGGCAGAGACGAGATGAATACATGTTTGTTTCTTGCTGGTAGATACGGTCCAACCTCTTGTCAATGTACGGCTTGGCGTACTTGAACATCAATTGTATCAGAGGGGACTGCCATTCGTCAAGTGCCTGGTAGTCTCCGTTCTGAAGGTAGACTTCAAAGACTCGGTGGAGTTTAGTCCCACGAGTCGTTGCTTGTTTAGTAACTCTATTTGCTTCTTCTTCTCCAACTCTTTGACGCCACTCGGCGAACTTGGAGGCTTTTACAAAAGAAATCACTGAGGTGACAGAGGGATAGGCGAGGGCACCATCTACTTTGTAGTAGCGGGTGCCATCTTCCATCAGGCGAGTCATCTCGCCAAACTGCCACCTGTATTCATCACATTGGGTAAACATTACAGATTAGGGAAACCTAGATTGTTCTTGGCGATAAGGTAATTACGAACCAAACCAGAGCGGCAGATGTCATCAACACCCATCTCAATCATCTCAAAGTCATCAGGCATCAACTGAAGGATACGCATGAAGTCATGAATACCATTCCGTTCATTGGTCCGAGTGAGGTCAGACTGCATCGCATCACCACAGAAGACGATACGAGTGTTCTCACCAACACGGGTGATGATGGAATCAAGTTCGTGGAAGTTGAGATTCTGCATCTCATCAATAATGATAACAGTGTTGTCAAGTGTCACACCACGAAGGAACGAGGTGGACCAGAACTTCACTGTCTCTTGTGACTTGAGGTTTCCATACAACATCTCAAAGGAGTCGTCTGAAGACATCTCAAACATGTACTTCACCATGTTCTTATAAGGAATCTGGTAAAGGGCACTCTTGTCTTCGTGGTCTCCGGGAAGGAAACCGATCTCCCTGGTCGCCACGAGGGAGCGAACAATGTGGACGCTGTCGTAGCTAGGAGTCAGGGACAGACACGACTCAAGGGCCTTGTAGAGGGCACAGAAGGTCTTTCCTGTACCGGCTGCACCGTAGATGAACAGGTGCTTACCCTCGTCCCAAGCCTTGAAGATCTTCTCC